GAACAGATTGTCCCGTTAGATGATCACCGCCAGTGCACTCATATCCGTGCTCTTTGTAATGACGCATTAATGCTGACTTGCTTTCGAATACTTCACGATCTCCAGTAGCCATAGATTCGGTCGGCGGGATCGTATCATCTTGAATAAACACTTGCGCTTCAATTCTCTTTTTTCTCGCAAGCTCTTCTAGCTCTGTAACATCAATCATCTCTTGCTTATCTGGATCCCATATATATTTCTTTCTCATAATCCACCTCGCCCCATCATCTCATCTCTATCCATACCTTCGCCCATCATCTCATCCTCGTCCATATCCTCGCCGCCCATCGGCATCTGCATTGGCACGGGAATCACGGCAGGACTTGGTTCTGCACCAATATTTATTTGTACAGAAGGAGTAGATTCGACTGGGGCCGGAGGAGTTATCATCGACAATCTATCTTGTACAATCCTCGCATCAACTTCTTTAGCCATTCTCATTTCTTCCATCCCAGATTCTCTTGCTTGCATCTGGGCTTTGTATCTATCAATCTCTATCTTCTGCTGCTCAAGTTGTATCATCATGCGCTGCACTTGCATATCAACCTGTGCTTGGTATTGACGCAACGATTCTGACTGCATCTGTAATTGTAATTCTGCTTCTTGCTTCTGTGCCTTGAGATTAGTTTCGACTTCGCGTATTTGTAGTTCTCTCTCTTTTTGCTGAGCTTGTGCTTGCTGCGCTTGTGCTTGTAATTGTATTTGCATCTGTAAATAATCTGGTGGGGGAGGTGCTTGATTGGGCTGATTGAGTTTTTCTAATAACGCGCCAACAGCTTGCTTGACTTGTGAGCTAAACTCTTTACCGACCGCAATTGCATCGAGCGAATAGAGCAAACATTGTAACCCAACGATCGCGTATTGCGGTGACGTCTGTGACATCTGAACAATCTTGTCAAGACCTGATGTTATTACTTGAACAGCTTGCGAGATCTGATTGTGTCGCATTTGCTCATCGGCGAATGACATTGTATCCGTTTCGATATCAATACGAATCATCCTCGATTTATCATTGCGCAACAATTCAATTGCAGCTTGATAGTTCTGCTGCTTATCCATATCTAAATATCGATACCCAACCACTTCCGCAAGATATTCATCCGTGAATGTGCCAAGTGCGAGATCTACCATCTTCTGTATTGCATCGCGTGCTAATTGTGCTACTAGTTTCTTATTAAACTTAAATCTATCATGTGCTGATGCTGATTTTAATTCTTGTGCTGCTGCAGTCTCGATCGGATCTGATGCACCGCGCAGGATATCTGGTAATCCAAACCATTCGTAAAAATCATTCTTAAATTGAGATTGCAGTTGCGTTAGTTCCATGATCGCGCTAACAAGTTCTTGTACTGGCAGATACCAGACTAGATTTTGCACCCCACCTTTTTCAATAATAGCTTGCAAATTTGTAATCGCAACAAACTCACCGCTCTGTAATGATTCGAGCGCAAATATTAATTCCTCATTCGCTCCATCAACCAACGCCCTGCGCCGGATGCCGTGAATTAGTTTGTTAACTTTCTCGGTCATCGAATGTAGTTGCTTCAACAATGATGCAGTCTGCGCGTAGGCAGATGTGGGATAAAGCGATTTAGACGGCCTCGAAGATATCACAAACGGACATGATGGGAAGAAATCTACCAGCCCGTACGGGTCATCCTTCACATCTAGGAAATCTTCAACATTCTGCTCTGTGAACCAATATACTTTCTTACTCGCTTTATCCCAACACTCCCAACCTTCGACAAAACTATCGACGAGAGACTCTTCGTACTCATCACCCTGAGATTCCTTATCTTCTCCCTTAACCTTTTTCCACTTAATATTTTTAACAGCATCAGCGCCGAATCTTTTTTCTGCTTCCTCCTTTGTCATGTAGAAATAATAAGCTTGATCTCTAATTTCCTCTTGACACTTTGCCTCCGGTGTGTGCAGCACTTCATCATAATTACAAACGCTAACATATACTCGCTGATTTTGCGCAACAGTATCAGTAGTGTTATAAAAAAATCCCTCTTGATCTTGCATCACTTCGCCGTCGTACAGATTACCAGCCATATCCACATAAACAACCGCACCAGTTTGTGGATCTTGTTGCGGGAGTAGAGGATTACGTACCGCTGTCTCACCTAGCTCTGCTGTATACGCGACTTGAACAGTTGCTTTGTCTGCATGAATAAAGTCTTGTACTGCAGATTGCATTACTGCATCAAAGTCAGAATGATCTACTAAGTAAGTGCCAAGTCTCTCTAGTAAGATTGATGCTGTTAGTGCTATATCATCTTTAATATCGAACTGTCTGCGTGTTGTAATGCGAGGCGTACGAGAATAATAAGCAGGCTCTAGAGTTTTACACGAAGCCCAATAAATTGGATAAGATTGCTTTGTAGCTTGCGCGACAACATTGTTGTTTGTCTGCACACTCGCACAATTTTCATACTCTTTCCACGCAGCGCGCGCATCATTGCGATGTGTCTCACTAGCTTTCTTTGCTGCCTTGATCCACTTGCGCCAGTAAGATACACTTGCTTTGCTATCAGATTCTATTGTTGTCTTGTCCATACTTAAATCCGTCCAAAATGTTTTTCGGCGTTATATTACCACCGATCTTGAAATCCGTCGATGTAGTTTTTGCATCTTGTACAAGTGGCCTAGTTGTGCATGCAAGCCTCACGCAGTCACACAAGTGAGTGGCTTCCCCCGATTCAGCCGCGTCCTCCATGTTCGTTTTCGATCGCCCGATCATTGGTAGATACTCACGCGTATATCTACATTGCTCAGCAAAGAGTATCATCGGATCTCCATCTACCCCAATCAATCTATCTCTTACTTGCGACCATCCGGTTACACGAGCACAATTACCATGCACAAGCGGACATCCATGCTCAGCAAACACGTCAGCTATTCTATATGCTTTACCATTCTTCGACATTCCACGATCTTGAAAAGGTAGAGAGTCGGTTACTATCAACCCACTAGTTTTCTCGCCAGTTCGATGCAATATCCCTTGCGCGATCTCTTCGTTGCGTAATTGCAATCCTTTTGCACTGTCATTTGGATCACAACCGTACCACTCTCTATACGCAACAAGCGCGCCACGTTTAAACCACTTACGTTTATTATTTAAATCTCTAAACTCAACGCCATCGCTAACGCACCACCAGATAACTGCAAACGGCTCCGCAGATCCCCAGTCAAACGATAAGAACTTGAACCAATGGTCGGGCGGGATAAAGTTGCTCGTCGTATGAATAGCATCGTCGTACTGAGGAAAGTAATCGCCGATCGGAGCATCCCAATCGCCTTCGATTAGCGCTTTTGCTAACGCAGCGTCGCCGAGCCCCTCGATACGCTTCATTGTCGCAACAGGATCTTCGGATGGATTATCTGTAACTGTTGCTTTGATATATACGCGAGTAAAACCACCATCGGAATCCGGCGCGCGAAACACCTCACCCTCCGGCGCAGCTTTAACAAAATTGCGCCTAAAGTATCCCATACTCACACCGAGCGGGTTAGCTGTATAAATGATCTTCGGAAAGGTCTTGCGGATATCCGCTGGTATCTTAAGCCTCTGCTCTTCCGTTGTCGTAATCCAGCCGCGTATAAATCTAATATATCGCTCTCTGATGTTGCACGCCTCCTCGAACACAACAACATCCTTAGCAACACCTTGCGCTTTACGAGCTGAGCGCTCATCTGCACAGTGAGATAGTACAATACGAGATCCGGTTTCTAGCCAGCGTATTTCATTTTCAGTGATTTTTACTATACCAGCCTCTACATACGGCCTCAGCATCGAGTGAAAGCCTGTGGGGCCGTGCATGTGATTTTCAAGTACGTCGCTATAAACTTCGCGCAATATCAAGCACTGCAATCCCGGAATCATTGTGCACCACGTGATCAATGCGACGCGCACAAAGTAGCTTTTACCTCCGCGCGTTGCTCCACCGTATAAGATCTCCTGCGCTTCGCAAGTCAAAGCTTGATATTGCTTTTTGTACAGATCGAGATTTAGCGCAACGCTGTTATCTTTCATAATGATTCATAGTATCGCATTATATCGTCAAACGCAGCATCTCTCGATGCGCGACTAAGAAAATCTACGCGTGTATTACTAAGATGAGTCTTATACACAATATAGTAACATCCACGATCGTAACCACATCGCACATACTTAATCTTGTTGTAACGATATATCGCTCTACGCATGCGCTCGATAATACGCTTTATCATGATTTGTCGTCTTTGTTTTTTATGCCGATATTAATGATCGGCGTACAGCTATTGCCCTTATTATCTACTTCGACCCTATCTCCAAACATATTGTGCAACAATTTAGCTGCAAGCCACTTTCGTGTATCTACCCGCAATCTCGATCGCGCTACATACTCGTGATCACATCGCGGATTGCCGTATTCATCGCACGTAACATCCCCTTGACTCGCATCGGATATGTCAAGTGTTTCGTGAGCCATCGCAAATAGCCGAGTTCGCTGAGCTTTCTCGTACCATTCGCCGAATTCTCCGCCCGCATTGTCAAAATACCAGTCTATTATCGTAGATCCGCGCGGCATGTCGGGATCGGCGTCAAATTGCTTAAACGACATCCCATTCGCTATCTTATCACAAATAATTTTACCCAGCTCACTGTTGTATAGTGTTGGCCTTCCCACTTTATGATCTTCTGCCCTTCGCGCATCGAGCACGGCTTTTGCTTGCTCTTGCGTGAGCATCGTACTTTTCCCCGGCAATGGGGGCTTCTTAATTGGTCCACCTCTCTTTCTTACCATATTACGATAGTGACATAATTATACATTTCGTGCAATATGTTTTTTACGAAAAGCTACGCATTGACAATCAACACGAGAATATGTGAATATTGCAATACTACAAGGGGGGAAATATGAGCATATTGGAATCATTTGTACTTACGATGCTAGCGTACTACGCTGGATATCTTTTTATGATAATCCTAGATTGGGGGGATAAGTAATAAAAAACCCCACGCTTATTAGGCACGGGGTCTAAAAATAGGATATACGTCCGCGATCGGGTTGGATAGCTCAATCGCATCAATATACCGACATCATCACATATAATCGTAATGATGTCAATATATAAATTCGTTACTTCTTGTCATTTTGATGACGCGCAATAATCGCAGCGTAATCAATCTCAAACATCGCTTTTGTTACTCTCTCATCGTAGTCAGCAATCTCTTCTTCTGTCCAATTTTCTACATTGCCCATCTCGTAGATCTCTTGCTCTCTCTCGCTGCTTGTCCAGTAGTTACTAATTGTGTTATTCATGTATTCTCCTATTTTTATATTTACTCGTTCACATATTGCATTTCTGCTCTATGACTATATCAATAACATCTCGCTGTAAACTTGTCAATATGTAATTACGATTATTTTCAAATTATTTTTTCTATATTAATTCGATATAGAAAAACGCGCGGAAAGTTTAGCCACTTCAGGGAGTGCTTTGACGCCTACTTTGTGACCTATGCGCACCAGCTCAGCGGCTGGTAGCTGGACATATTTCGATTGTGCGAGTAGCTTAATAATCGCAAGCTCAGGATGCTCTCCCGCTTCTACTAGTGACAAAGCTCTATCTTGCTGCAGTTTAAAACGCTCGCGGAACGTGCGATTATACACAGCTCTCTCGATATTTTGAGCTCTTTGCAAATCTTCGGGACTCTCATACTGAGTATGCAAACTATCTTTTTGACACACAATATCAGCATAATTCTTCGCATCTTGCACTAGTAGCATCGTACTATTCCGAGGATCGAGCGCTTCTTCCGGCGCCATTTGTAGTGATTTTGGCAGCATTTTACGCAAAATATCTTTAATAGCTGCTGCAAAGTCATGAGATTTTGGAGCGCCATAAGTGCAGCGAGTTTTTAATAATTTCGCTGCCGCAGTAAGCACTCTTTCGTCATACTGACAAAACAAATCATACCAAATCGCTACCACAGATTTTGTTAGTTGCGCTGCATCTGCATACTCTGAGTAGATATAATTTACTATTTCAAAAAATCTATCCCTAGATACTTTTATCTCTTGACCATTGCTTGTTTCTATGTTATGCATAATTTGCCTTTATAATTTAGTGTGTTATGTGTCGTTAGAGGGTTATAACTAGATATTATAATCCTCTTTTATTTCCGCATCGACTACAAGCGCCGATACCTCCCCCAACTGTTTTTCAAACAACCTGTTCCACTCCCGTACCTCTGCTGGATCCCCATAGCGCTCAAGAAAGCTCAGGCCGCTCTCAGCGCGTTTTTCTTCCTTACCCCTACCCTTACCATAGGCCGACCTACTTTCGCGGCTCCTAGCCTCGTTTACGGCCCTTAAACACCATGCTGGTAAAACGCCCGCGGCATGATACCCCTTCTGAATCCTCTCATCAGTCGGCTTTGCGTGGATCCAACAGTCTAATGTCTTAATACACTCATCAAAGACATCGCCAAGCTGCAACCTGAGTGTCTCGATCTCAAAATCGCTTAACCAGACATGCCCCCATATTCCAAATTGAGTTTTATTAAAAGTAGGATCAGAAGAGGGAGAGGGAGGAGGGGTCGCGCGCGCAGTAGCTGTATCTAGATCTATATCTATTTCTTTATCTATCTTATATCTATTATTTATATCTATATTAGATATTATATTATCTATAGACGGTCCCAAGGTCGGTCCCGAGGTCGGTCCCATTTCTGTCTCAGAAATTTCTTCCGCGCTCATAAGTGGTTGATTAGATAACTGGAATTCGGGGTCTTGTATCGGTCCCAGGTCGGTCCCAAGGTCGGTCCCGAGGTCGGTCCCGTTTTTACTCTCTCGGTCCCTAAATTTTTTTTCATCGCCGATTTCCAATAGATCACAGATACTTACCACACTTAGGGGTCGGTCCCATTTTTTAACTATCGCCCCCATTCCTTCCAGCCTCGATAATGCTTTTCTTACTTCATTACACGATAGTCCTAGCTCTGCTTCAATAATAGAACGGGTTATTATTAACTCCCCCCTTAGTAGGGGCCTCCCGTCAACCTCGGTATCAAAACACGCACTCTCTCTCACGCAATAGCAGTACACTGCTAGTGCGTTATGATCTCTTAAGAGCTTTGTTGATAGTCTAGTCACATGCATCTTCTTCCACGCCCCACTTGCCATTATTATCGTCTCCTAGTGTGTTATTGTATACATCATTTTCTGCACTATTACTATCATAATTAATAGTAAGAGTAGTTCCCGACTGTGTCGCATTCTTCGAGACTAACCCACTTTTGACGAGTCTGTCAAGCGCATATCTTACCTGACCTCTCAAAATCCCAAGATCCGCCGAGATCCTATCTAGGCTAGTACGCACTGCGTGGCAATTATTAGCCAAAGAACACAGATACATAAATATGATCTGAGCATTATGATCTCTCCTCCACTCTAGATCAAATATCGCTCTCGGGGCGACTATAACACTAGTTGAATGCATATATCCCCCGCTCTACGCTATGATTTAAATCAGACCCCATCACCTTTTTTAACTCTACGCAGCGTAGTGCCCCCTCGTGTATGTCGGTAATCGTTATACATCCGCAGCGCATCAAATCGGCAAATATCGATATTGCAACATCATGCTTTGCTGCAATACGCCGCACATCGTCGATATGCATAATAACATACATCCTATTGTTGATTACAGCCCCGCGCGATAATGCTATATGTACTACTTCCTCGTACACTTGCCGCAGTTTCTTATCCCACTCCCTGACGATATCGTCTTCACTTATCCTCTTCTTAGTTTTCATTTTTTACTACTCCGCGTTAGCAACTACGCTCTCCTCTTTGCTCTCTCTATTTTTGATCTCGACTAATAATTGCTCTACCCACCTTCTGTGACGTGGTGATTTCGCAACAAGCCAGCCGATCACTTCTTCAAGATCATACTCATAATGCATTCCTGACCGCAATTTGTGCGGCAATCCACACGCTATCCATCTGCTGATTGCAGGATAACTGCAACCCAGATATTGTGCTAGCGCTCTTGATGATCCAAACTTCATAGTGCCCCCCTTTTTCTATAGTTATTCCATATACCATTTCGCTCAACTACTATGGTACTTAATATTAGAATATCATAAGATCGTAATCTCGTCAATATGTAAATGATGTATATCTATGAC